CTGTTCAGCAGCCGCAAGATCCTGCTGTCACTGCTGCTCAAACTGCCCAGCCGCCATGGGCCAGGCAGCCTTCGTAACTGAACGTAACCAACTCAAGGGGCTCCATTCGCGGAGCCCCTATTTTTCAATAGAGGTGGATAATGAGTTGGGAAATGACAAAAGAAATCTGGTCTAAACTTCCACTCGCATTGCGACAACGTTGGTGGAGAGAGACTGATTATGGTCTACTTGCACCAAATGAAGAATTGAAACAAGCTATTCAGGACATCTTAAATAAGGATAAATCTTAATGGTTGATATTGCTCGTGATCTATGTCTTGCTATCGATAAAGCTATTGCGATTGATCAAGGGGCTGCATACAGAGGTTGGCTCGGTCAGGTACTTCCGCACATGTCGGACGCATACAGGGACACAGAGGAGTCCCATCGAAGCCACATGGGAGCTTCGCAGCTCGGGCATGACTGTGGCCGCGCCGTATGGTACAGTTTTCGATGGGCTACCAAGGCTGCGCACCAAGGTCGCATGCTCCGTCTATTCAATCGCGGGCACATTGAGGAAGCGCGTTTCATCGCAATGCTACTCACTGTTGGAATGCCTGTCTATCAACAAGACGCAGAAGGAAAGCAATTTCGAATTCAGTTTGGGGATGGGCACGGCGGTGGAAGTGGTGACGGGGTCACACATTATAATAACAGCCCCACTCTTCTTGAATGTAAAACTCATAACGAAAGATCTTTTATCGAGTTAGCAGGAAAGCTTGAAGAATGGCGGGCATATCTAGCTAGCGAAGGTCATTTTAAAGGTAAAGGTGTTCGCGATGGAAAACCAGAACACTTTGTTCAAGCACAAATCTATATGCGTAAGATGGGTATTGCGAGCTGTCTCTATATGGCAGTCAATAAGAACACGGATGATCTTTATATCGAGATACTTACTCTCAATCCTGAGCATGCAGACCAATATATTGAGAGAGGCGAGAAGTTGATACAAGCTGCGACGCCCCCAACTAAACTCAGTACTTCGCCGGGGTTCTGGAAATGTACCTGGTGCGAACACAAGCCTATCTGTCATATGAAACGAGCACCTGACAGAAACTGTCGAACTTGCAAATATGTTCAAGTCCAATCCGAAGGACGATGGGCTTGTACTCACCCGACTCAATGTGCTATACTAAGTACAGAAAAGCAGCTCATGGGCTGCCCACTGTACAAGATAGCGGATCACTACAAATGAAGCCTTTTATCGACAGACAGTATCAAACGGAAGCAGTCAATAGTATATGGGCATACTTCGAAACCCATTCTATTGGCAATCCAATTCTTGCAATGCCTACCGGAAGTGGTAAGACGATTGTCAATGCCCGTTTCCTCGAAGGTATCTTTAAGAACTTTCCATTCCAAAAAGTTATGCTGCTGACTCACGTTAAAGAATTAATTCAACAAAATTTTGAGAAGCTAATTGCACTATGGCCCGATGCGCCTGTCGGCATCTATAGTGATGGACTCGGGCAAAAGAATTCTAAACAGCCCATCACATTGGGTGGCATTGCTTCTGTCTGGAGACAACCTCAACTCTTTGGTCATGTTGACTTAATTATTATTGACGAAGTCCATCTAGTTAGCCCACGTGGCAATACAATGTATCAGACACTTATTGATGCACTAAAAAAGATAAACCCAAAACTTCGTGTGATCGGACTTACTGCTACTCCTTGGCGTATGGGACACGGGAAATTAACTGATCCATATCTAGATAAAGATGGGAAGCTACATCCAAGTGTCTTTACTGATTTCTGCTTTGACATCACAAACTATCATAGCTTCAATAGGTTGATCGCAGAGGGCTATCTTGTCCCACTGATCCCTAAGAAGATGAAGACAGAACTTAACGTAGACGGAGTCCATCTACGTGGTGGTGAATTCATAGAGAAAGATCTACAGATTGCAGTCGACAAGCATGAGATCACCGTTGCTGCAATTAAAGAAGCTATCGATCTTGGTAAGGATCGTAAGAAGTGGTTAGTGTTTGGAGCAGGCATTGAACATGCTGAACACATTACTCAGATCTTAAACGAGATGGGAGTCCCTGCTGGATGCGTCCACAGCAGGCGCGAAGATCGTGACGCCACAATCAAGGCCTTCCGAGCAGGCAAAATCCGCGCGCTAGTCAATAATAACATTCTGACAACTGGCTACGACGATCCAACAGTGGATATGATCATTGTCCTGCGGCCAACTATGTCTACAGTGCTGTGGGTTCAGATGTTAGGACGAGGCACACGGCCCGTCTATCCCCCGGGATTCAACAGCGAGACACTTGAACAACGCATGGCTGCGATCAAAGCCAGTGGCAAACTTGATTGTTTAGTTCTAGACTATGCAGGTAACACGCGCCGCCTGGGGCCAATCAATGACCCAGTGATTCCAGAGCCGCCTAAGTCGAAAGGAACACGCCCAGCCCCAGTTAAACTCTGCGACGTCTGCGATACTTATGTTCACGCCAGCGTTCGAGTCTGCCCACATTGTGGTAATGAATTTAAATTCCAGATTAACATCGTACAAACAGCAAGCTCTATCAGCCCATTGAAAGGTGAATTACCGATAACAAAGGTATTCAAAGTGGATCATATTAGCGCAGCACGGCATGAGAAACACGGTGGTGGTTCTGTCTCGATGCGCGTCTCATACTATTGTGGTCTGAAGATGTACACCGAATTCGTAACCCTTGAAAACAGTAATGCTTTCGCCCAACGCCGCGCGCGAGCTTGGTGGAAAGTAAGAATGAAATCAAAATGGAACGATACGTTGAACAATCCCGTTCCCACTACAGTTAACGAGGGGCTCACTCGCCTCGAAGAGATCAATCACCCAACGCACATTCGCGTCTGGGTGAACAAGAATCCGTACCCAGAGATTATGGCTATCTGTTTTGATGGCACTGCTTTTGGAACGGAGGAGATGTCAGACGAGGTTCCGACAATCGTTTCCTCTCTGGCTACGCTGAAGAAGACTGACTTAGATACGGAAATCCCATTCTAACGGAGAAAAGCTGATGAGCTTCAAATTGAATAAGAACGAGGAAGATCAATTCGCGCGTCTAAAGACCGCTCTCGCTGCGAAACATGTCGAACTCACAACGGCTATCAACACCTATAACAAAGAGGTGAACGAAGCTGTTGAACCGCTTCAAGAAATGTTACAAGAATACAATAAATATCTAAACGAATTGCGTTCATTCGTTGAGACGGTCGCAGAAGACAAACGTGGGGAATTCGAAGACAAATCTGATACCTGGAAAGAAGGCGATACTGGATCTGGTGTCGACGCCTGGCTTAGTGCTTGGGAGAGTGCTGAACTCGAGGAAGTAACTATCGAATTCCCACCTGAGATCGAAATCGAATTTGACAATCATTCGGAGATCGATCTGCCAAGCGAGCCATAAATCGGCTTGCACCTAGCACACAGACCTGCTATGTTTGTGGTGTAATCGCTTACAACGGGGGGCACCACAAACATGACTCACTGGATTAGGAACGACGGAGGGCGCGCCGCTTACGGATATACAGGTAAGGCAGGCGATTGTGTTACCCGTTCGATTGCAATTGTCACAAACATACCATATTCTAAAGTCTATAGTGATATGGCATGGATTAATGCCACAATGCCTAAGACCAGGGGTCGTCGAACAGCAGGTCTCCATAGCGCATTCTATGGTATTTATACCACGAGTGTTCTATTCAAACGTTATATGGAGAGCCTTAATTTCATCTGGACTCCAACTATGTTTATCGGATCTGGTTGTAGAGTTCATTTGCGGGCAGACGAACTTCCCTCCGGGGGATTGGTAGTATCTGTCAGCAAACATCTTACCGCAGTAGTCGATGGGGTCATTCACGATACCCACGATCCTTCGCGTGGTGGCAGACGTTGCGTCTATGGTTATTGGAAACTGGAGAGACTACAATGGTGACGGAGAAATGAGACCATTCGGAACCACTGTCATGAATCCAACCCACAGATCTGGAAGCAGTGGTTTCACGATCTGTAGTGGGTGTGGAAAACAATACACCCATCTAGGAATCGGAAGACATTGGAGCAAATGCCCCAAGTACGATAGATGTTACAGACACGATGAGAGTCTCTGTAAATGTGTCGCAGAGTGCGCAATGAAGGGAAAGAGGGTCAAGCTATGAGCACAAAGAAGATGAAGATACGCCTTGCTATGCGCGAGGAAGGTATATTCTGGAATGCCTATCTGGCACTTTCTGATACCATGAACCGTGCAAAGTTGATCGGTTCCATCTCAAAGGGTGCGGTTCAGAGAGATCCTGAGATCAGAAAAGACTTTCAAGAGTTAATGCAGAGGGTATTGGCTAACGCCATCGAGGACGTTACTGGAGATCGTTCCGACACTTGGGACATTGGACCCGCACCCGAATCCGAACGATCAGGACACTCATAATGGTCGACGATTTTAAGACTGTCGAATTGCCTGGTACATGCACGACATGTGGCAAGAAATTTGATCTTGCTACCGCTACATCTAAGACACCACATTGTGTACCCAAAGCGGGCGATTACATGCTTTGCATTGGTTGCGGCGAATGGAATATTTTGACTGCTGATCGTCAGATGCGTAAACCAACCACCGACGAGCTCATTGAAGTTGGATCAAATCCAGCCGCCAGAGACCTTCGTGCAGCATGGTCAATACTTGATACACAGGAGAAAGAATAATGTTTTTCCTCTGGCTCGTTCTTCTCATCATATTTCTTTTCATTGCGCGTTGGCTTTTCTTGAGGTAAAATAGTGCTTGCATTGAGGCGAAGATATGTGCATTAATAGTGGGGCAGTAGCAGTTCCTATCAACGCTACACCAACAATGGAGTACGAAAATGCACGAAGTAGAAACAATGGCCTGGGCACACGAAGTTCCATGGCACGGTCTCGG